ACCGCCAGAAGTAGCCTCTGCCTTTGTAGCCCCTGCTAATTGTAGCCTTTTAAAATCATCAGCAATAACAGTAATAGAAACTTTTGCACTACCACTGAGGGATAGCGCACTACCGCCACCACTGCTTTCAGTAGGGGAACGTGTCAATGTTGTTCCACTAGAACTATAAGTACCAGTTCCTATTTCCCAACTTGAGCCATCCTCAATGACATATTGAACAACATCGCTATTTGCTACGCCTGCATCAGCAAAACTTTGGAAGCCTGTTTCTGCACTGCCCAACGTAATGGTTCCCGCCCCAGTCGTTGAGGTGTTCATCTTGGCTCTATTAAATAGTTTTGCCATGATGTTCTCCTATTATGTAAGCGTTAATATACCGTTTGTGCCGATGTCTATTGTAAAAGTATCACCGTCATTCAATGTAAGCGAAGAACCGTAATCGTAATAGCCAACAATAGGGTCAGCGGGTGATGTTGGTGTATCGTTGTAAATAATGACATACCTAAAAGCCGCCACTGAACCGCCTGATGCAGTTAAAACTTTATCATCAGCTGACAGTTTATAAGTACCGCCTGTTTGGGTACTTGTCACGTTTGCTAATGTTCTGCTTGAAAGATTAGTGTAACTTACTTCTGTAATATTTGCTAAAACACCATTTCCATCAGCCGCCGCATTTGTGCCTGATGTTGGGTCTGTATTAGATAGCGCAACTTTGAACGTGTCAGCATTCATATCCATTGCATTAGCTAGGTTGACCACAAAGTCATTTACTTTTGTAAAACTTGCCATTTAATAGCTCCTAATTTGTATTCGACGACCCGAACCAGATGTTCTAGCTCGCTCTCCTTCTAAATTTATAGCAGAAACTGAGTTTAGATACAACGTGTTCCAGACTGCCACTCTTTGGTCTTCTTGTAGATATGGTGAACTGTGAAGCAAAGAACTATACAAATAAGCGTCTGGGTAATGCGTTAAAAGCCAATTTGTATTATTTACTGACAGGTCAGGTATGCTTTCATAATATACCAGTTCTACGGTGTAATCGGCATCTGGCGTTGGGTAAACTTCAAACGAACCGTCTACAACCGCATAAAACTCAGGTCGACCAACATTATCTGAGTTTTCCATTCGCATTTTTGAAATGTCAAAAGGACTAATTAATTCTAAAGTATGGCTAGGACTAGCGGGTATTGTTATTCTAATAGGGGCAATAAAATCTAAGGGTAAAGCAGTATATTGCGTGTCAACCGTGGCTGTCGCCCTATCTTCCATGCGCCAATGCCTTAAATCCCTACTTAACTGCGCTTCAGCTAATCTTATAAAATCTGGTATAACTGCCGTTAAATCAGTTCTGTTTAATGTGTCAGCTATACTTGCCGTTAGTTCTGTATAATTTGATAATGGCATCTATATCACCACTTTACTTTGTTTGCCCAATACGCCGCTGACATTTTGCCTTTAGCAATATTTTTAGCGTGTCTTGCCTTAAATGACTTAGCTCGTTTAGTCATGGTTTTATCACCAGTTTTACCTTGTTGCCCAAAGCGAATAGTTTTTATTTTACTACCTTCTTTTGCGACAACTATGTGGGATTTTTTAGGGTGGCTAGGGGTACGTTTTGGCTTGTTGTATCCGCTAACTCCTGCACGTTTTAGTCTAGGGTCTTTTGCCATTCTATGGCCTATTTAAATAATTAACATATGCCCTTAATAAATCATCATAAGATGGAGTTACACCTTTTTCTTCAAAAACTGGCAAAGCTAATTCTGAAAATTCTTTAAAAGATATGTCATCTAATTCACTTACATTTATTTTTTCTGGTATGCCAACCCCTGACAAGTCTGTTACTTCGCCAGTCATATCAATAATATTGGGAATGGATTTGTTTGACATTCCACCGCTTTGTAACTGGTTAATCATATTAGATAGGTTTTCTGAGCTTCTACGCTGAGAACCTATAGGCTTGGCAAACCTGTTTGCTAATGCACTTAATAGCCCACCACCTTGAAATGTTGCACCAGAACGGCCTGCGCCGCCGCCGTCAAACATATCCATCAAGCTAGTGTAAGCCATTTATTTTTTCTTGCCGCCTTTTTTCTTACCTTTACCGTAGGGCATTACTTTTTCCTTTTCTTCTTTTTCATAGCTCGTAAATTGTCAACCATATTAGGGTAGGGTCGGCCTGCCGCTTTTGCGGTGCGCTTCGCTTTGGCTTCTTCCTTGGCGGTCATTTTGCGCCGCTTACTTTTAGGTTTTGGATTTTTACTTTTCCAAACTGGTTTTGCCATAGCCACCCTCCTATAAAAATCTCTATAACATATAAAATTAAATTACGCTATACCCTTTAGATTACGTTTTATAGGTTCGCCCCAATCTATGCTTGGCCTATAGCCAACAGCCAAATATCTAAAGCTATCTGCGCCGTGTGAAGTCCAATCGTGCAAAGGGCGACCACGCCAAGATTTTAGCTTTTCATCAAACTCCCTACGGTATTGCAACAATGCTTCAATACCACGCTCACATTTTTTTTCGTCAAACCAACATTTGTTAAGCATAGACCTTGAAGCTTGTATTCCGTCATCAATACTTAATCTGGGTGCTATTTCAATATTTCTTATTCCTAAATTATCTAAAGTTTCTAAACGACTTTTGCCAGTGCCTAATTCTTTTACTCTTACATCGTGTGGCATAATATGCGCTTCGTAATGATAGCCTTTTTCATCTAAAACTTTTGCATAATGGTCTAAACCTACACCACTATTTTCGTAATAATCTATTAAATGTATTTCTTGACCAACAAACTGTGCAAACCACAAAGCGGTACTATCACCAATTCCTAAGTCGTAACTTACAATTACACTTGTTGAAGGGTCATATGGAACAGATGTAATTCTTTTTTCGGTTTTTGCTTTCTTCATTTCAACAGCATAATAAGAACCTTGTATTGCCGCTTCAAAACTGCAAAGAAACTCTTGAGCAAACCTATCTTCGCCCATAGTTTCCTTTGCTTCTTCTAATTCAAATTTATCTAATATTTCGGTTTCATCTGCTTTATACATGGCACAAAACCAATTTTCGTTTTTTTGTGCATTGTTATAAATTTCCCAAAAATCATTTTTTCCTTTCGGCGTTCCTATAAAAGTCGCTTTACCTTGCCTGTCTGCTAATGATGGCCTGATAACCATTGGCCAAGCGTTTGCAGGGAAGTCGGCAGGCTCGTCTAGTACAACGCTATCAAAATACAAACCACGCATAGCATCGTAGTTGTCAGCCCCAAATAGCCTAAATCTAGCCCCATTAGGAAAGTCGGCACGAAGCTCCGAAGTATTGTAAACAACACCTTCAACGTCTTGTGTATATTCTAATAGGTAGTCCCACGCTATTGCTTTGGCCTGTCTGTAGTATGGCGCAATATAAGCAACCCTGACATTTTTGCGGTCTGTGGTTAATGCCGTTTTTATTAAATCGTTTATAGCCGCCACTGTTTTGCCAAACCTACGATGGGCAACAATTACAGCAAATCTTTCTTGGCGTTTATGAAAACTTTTAACTAGCTTTCGGGGGCGGTAGTTAATCGTCCTCGTTGTCATCGTCCAACCACTTATAAGCTATAACGTGTTCGCCTGTGTCGCCTGCGCCCTCGATGCGTTGTGTTTCTTTCCACCCTGCCCTAGTTTTTAAATAAAATATTTGTGCGCCTAAATCACCTGTTCTTGCTTTTTGTATTAAATTTTGCGCTACAAATCCAACAGCCCTTGCTTTTCCCTTTTTATATAGTGCAGAAACCTCTTCATCTCTTTCTAATATATCAAAGAAAACCCGCCTGCTTATACTAAAATAATCAGCTATTTGTTCTGTTGTTAAAACTGCCGCTAATGTTTCAACTTCACGTTTTTGCTCATCCGTTAAAACTATTTTTGGTCTACCGCCTACATTTTTTTTATTTTCCATCTTTACATACTTTACGTTTTGTTATAGTATAGTTTACAGCAATAAGGAGTATTACAATGCACTTTGAAGACACACATAGCCAATTTTGTTTTGACACTGCTATATATTTTACGGCAGTACGAGGCTTTGGCCGCAACCGTACTAGAAGCGACTTTACTAAGTATGCCGATGCTATTAGGTATGCCGACACTTACCAAGATACTCGCACTATGATTTATGCAGTAAACGACCTTGGTAACAGCGCACATTTGCATAACGCATAATTTAACCACGATTAATTACCTTTACGTTTGCTTCTTTTACGTTGAAGTTTCCCATTATGTCACCCATTATTTGCAAAGTTGATGCGGCGCGTTCTCCACAAGTATATAAATCTAAACTAACAAAATTGCGCTCTGGGTAGGTGTGAATGCTAAAATGACTTTCGGATAATAACCAAACGGCTGTAAATGCTTGTTCGTTAAACTGGTGGTCTTTAAAGCCTACAATAGTTAAATATTCTTCTATAGCTTCGCCAATACCTAATTGCACTTCAGCAATGTTATCTTCTGGGTACTCGTTTAACCAAACGTCTGCTATGACATGATAGCCTTTAGTCTCCATCTGCTTCCTCTAAATTTATTTCTATTTCGCCTAGTTCATCGGCGGCAACACTGGCGTCACCCTTAACAAACACAAGCACGTTTTGATGAATTTTGCCGACTTTTCTACTGGCCTGCATTTGTTTGCCAGAGCGCAATGCAAGTGTGCCAACGCTGTTTACTAAAATAATTTCGTTGTAATATTTATAGCCTGCGCTTTCCATTATTTCTATTGTTTTAGGAATAGTGCCGATGTACTGACCTTTTTTGTTTCTTACTTCGCCCATCACAATAACTGCAAAACGGTTATTTTTTAATTTAGAATAAGTTTTTTGTAATATTCTTTTATAAACCATAAAAAAGTCATCATGGCTCATATTGCTTAAATCATTTGGGTCATCACTATAAACTTCTAAATCTGCATATGGGGGGCAACTAAACACTAAATCTATACTTTCGTTTTCTATGTAGTCATCCATGTTTTCGCTTGTGTCCGTGTAGTAGACACACGGTAATTTAGATTCATCGCATCGCTGTTGGTTTAAATCTGCCTGTTCTTGCCTAAGTTCTATTCCCTGAAAATTCATACCTTTAAAACCAGAAACAAAGCCAAAAACGGTATCACCCGCAAAAGGGTCAAACACTTGCCCACCTTCAAAACCAAACCAATGTACTATTATTTCTGCTAAGACAGGGTCTAAAATACTGACACCACTATTTAACTCAGCCATAAGATTGTTACTGGCTAATTTGCCCTCGCGACTTTCACCAAAGTCACCAATTAAGTCACGCCAGTATTTTTTACGTTCTACCCAATCGCCTTTTTTTGTATCTAAAACGCTAAAGGGTGGTTGACCATAAACTTTTGTTAATTTGCCTTGCTCGTAATCGTCATATGTTTTTGGCTCGTGAAACAGGTTGCCAAGTTCATCTAAACTAAACCCTGTTAATTCTACATCAAAATTTAAATCAGTAAGTTCTTTAAATTCTATTTTTAAAAGTTCTTCGTCCCAACCCGCATTTAATGCTAATTTATTGTCGGCTATTACATACGCTTGTTTTTGTGCGTCACTCCAATCATCAGCTTGTATGCAAGGAACTTCTTTTAAATTTAATTTTTTGGCCGCAAGTAATCTGCCATGACCCGCTATAATTTCGTTTTGGGCATCGACTAAAATAGGGTTAGTAAATCCCCATTCTTTAATGCTTGCCGCTATCTGTGTGATTTGCTCATCGCTATGAGTTCGACTATTTCTAGCATACGGTATAAGCGTTTCTATGTTTCTTCGCTCAACCTTATCAGCAGGCCAAGACCGTCCATCGTGCATGGGTGCGCCCTTTCTGTTGTTTTATATTATACCTAAAAAAATCCCCCGCGCAAGGCGAGGGAAGTTGGCGAGGTAATTCAGTCCGTAAAAAAGCAGTATAAAGCGGAACTAATTCGAACAGGGAGGAGTTCGTGACCTCGCTACCTGTGTAACATAATCTAATCATTTTTCATACGTTTCAAGTATTCTTTATATGGCGCTAGTTGTTTTTCTGCAACAAGCCCCGCTCTTACCATTTGTTCAGCCATTGCGCCCATTATGTAATTTTCGCCTACTGGCTCACCATTATTTATTCTATCGGCGTTAATTTTAAGTTCGTTAGGTTCGTATTTTTCAGGTGATAGTTCCCTAAATTCAGGCCGCTTTGGTGCTATTGCTTTTGCTGATTTGCTAATTTCTTTTGCAGTTGGCCAAGTCCTAGTTTCTAAATTAGAAAGTATGTTTTGCTCAAAGTCTTGAAACCATTCAATATAATTTTTGCTTGGTGCTAATTTTATAATTTGGTTGCATAGAAACTCAGCTTCGCTTTTCATGTTTTCATCGTTATTTTGCACCGCTCTAGGAGCATTTAACCGCCCCAACATTTTTAACGTTTTTTCTTTAAGTTCATTATTTCGCATTTAACATCTCGCTTAAAACTGTTTTTTGTAAATCTAAATTATTATTTGGCTGTTCATATTCATCATACCAACGCTCTTGATTTAACCATGTACTGGCGTGAGGTAAAAATTGTTTCTTTGTATCTTTATGAAATTTTATAAAAACATCTAATTTTTCCATAAGTTCTTCAAAACTAATTTTCATTATTGCTCTTGGAAATGCCTTTTGTGCAGGCTGTTTTGCTGTTTTTCTAGGATACTTTTCCCAAAACTTATTAAACTGTTCTACAACCACATCAATAGACCGTACTAATATAATAGGTTCATTGGGTGGTTCTTTGGGTGGTTTGGGTGAACCGTGTGCAGGGGTAGGGCTGAATGTCATGCCGTGGTAGGGGTGAACGTCATTCAGGGGTGGTCTGGTTGAAGGTAATTGGCTAACTATTTGTAAATTAATTTGATAATCTATAGTGTAACCGTGGCGGCACTCTTTTTGCCCTGTTACCTTTAAAACACCCATTGCCAACATTTCTTTTATATGCTGACGAACAGCGCGGCTAGACATTTCTAAATCTGCCGCCATGTTGCCTTTACTCACCCAAATACCGCTTCCATCGTCACTGGCCTTATCTGCCATATACATTAAAATTGCTTTTTTTGTGGGTGAACCTATTAATTTTGTTTGAATTACGTTTGAAACTAGGTTACTCATTACTTATGGTTACTCCTTGTAATCTATGAGTATTGTGAAAATACTTCTTCTTTATTGCTTATAACCCTCAGAGTTGTGAAATCCTCTGGGGGTTTAATTATGTTGAAACCCATGTAACGGAATCTTCTTGTAAGTAATCAGAAAGCCTTTCTACCGTTGAAAATTTAGGGTCAGTTTCATTATTTATTATCTGATATAAAACAGGTCTTGACACGTTAGCATTTTTTGCAACCTTTGTTAAGTTCCTATCTCGTAGTTTATGTCTTATTTCATCTAAACTTAAAATTACTTTGTTATCCATTTTAACCTCTTTTGTTTACATTTATTATTTTTATCCTTTACAACGTTAAAAATAGTTTGTAAAGTGTTTTTAGCAAAAAGGAGAAATATTATGACAAAACTAAGACCCCCACCTGTTACAGTTAAACACGCTATAACAGAAGCTGTTTGGGAATATACACAAAGGCTATCTGAATCCGAGGCTCCAAAGCACGAGCATTTTCCAACTGGTTGGCATAAGGTTGTAGAGGCGGCTATAGATAAAGCCTACGACAATTATACAAATAGCGAAATGGGTAAAATAGAAAACGAATTAGAAAGGTTAGCCAATGCCTTTAAATAATAAAGAAAAGGAGACTATTTGGAAAACATTTACAACTTTAAGAAGTACTTCAAACCAAATTGCTGATTGCCACGATTTGTGGCTTTCAGATGTAAGGGATATAGAAACCGCTTTTTGGGCTTTATATCATGAATTTAAATTTATTAGAAATAATTGTGAGAAAGAAAGACAAAATGACTAAAATACCAGAACGATTAATTGAATTAATTAAAAAAGTTGGCTTAACAGAAAGTAAGGCCACTTGGAATTGCCACGGTACACCAGTGGTTTTACACAAAGCATTAGAAAAAATAGCTATAAAAGAAAATATAGTTTTTGATGCACCAACTATTATAGAAAGCAATATAAAGGACAAACACGTTGCTATCTGTGTGACAGGCCATAAAGGTGATGCGACAGCTTGGTCGATAGGCGAGGCCGCACCTTACAACACAACAAATAAATATCCCTATGCTATGGCAGAAAAAAGAGCCAAGGACAGGGTAATATTAAAGTTGCTTGAGTTAAGTGGTGATGTTTACAGCGAAGAAGAAGCTGACGAGTTTAAAAACGAAAAGCCAAAAAACAGCGAACCTAATTTAAGTATAAGTTTAGATGAGCGTGTTGAAGCAATGCTTTTATTTTACGAAGAATGCAACTTAGAGCGCTTTCTAGCGGCAGAAAAAAGATACGAAAAAATGCTTAACTCTGTTGGTATAGGCGAAAATGAATACGCCAAAATTGTGGAAGCGCACGATAAAAGAAAAGCGGAGTTGTACTCATGAAAAATATAACTGCCGTTGGCTATCTAACTAAAGATTGCGAAGTTGTTGAAAACGAAAAAAGTTCTTTTGTAAAATTCTCTATAGCCGTTGACGATGGCTATGGGGAAAACAAAGGCACAATATTTTTCGGCGCACGTTACTTTAGAACAAACATTTCGCCTTACTTGCTAAAAGGTAAACTTGTGGCAATAACAGGCGATTTAAAGAAAAACGAATACGAAGGCAAAACGTATTTATCTATAAACGCAACCGAAGTTAAATTATTAGGAGGTAAAAACAACGAACCCAAAAGACTAGCAGAAGGGCAAAAAATAGAAAGCAATAATGAAGTCAAAGATTTTGACGATGAAATACCATTTTAAGAAGGAGTAAACTTATGGAAGATATTACAACACAAGACGGCAATGTTTTACAGTTGCTTAAATCAGGCCAAACGATAACGCCTATAGAAGCTTTAAATCAATTTGGTTGCTTTAGATTAGCGGCTGTTGTGCATAGGCTTAGAAAAGAGCAAGGGTGGCCAATCCATACTGACATTATAAAGCACAATAAAAAACATTGGGCGCAATATTCATTAGACCAGAATAAAGAATTATGGCCAAATTAAATTTACAAGTAATTAAAAGTGGGGGGCAGTTTATGCCCTCTACTGAATACGATGCTAAAAAAATTGAAGAATACAAAGAAGGTCAAGTTTTTAATTTACAACCAACAGGTAAACGCTCCAACCCACATCATAATTTATATTGGGCTACACTTAAAAATGTTTGCGAGGCTACAAACAGATGGCCGACAGAACAACACTTACATAGCGAACTAAAGTGGGCTTGCGGTTACGTTAAAATGCGTTGGAACAGTTTAGCAAGCGCACATATGCGTATTATGGATAGTATTTCTTTTGATGACATGAGCCAAAAAGAGTTTAATGATTACTTTGAACTGGCTATGGAAAAACTATCTGAAGCAATAGGATACGACCCACTTGACCAACCTAGCAAATAGACCGCCTTTAGGGTTAAAATCCCAGGCGAAAAAACGCAATAATAACAAATACTTAAATAAGATTAGACAAATGCCTTGTTGCGTTTGCAAAAAATTTGGGGAGGTGCAATACAGCCCAACAACGGCGCACCACCCTTTTCACGATAGATTCAGCACTAAAAAAGCAAGCGATTACGATGCAATACCGCTTTGTGAAGGCCACCATCAAGGGTTGTGGGATAAATCTAAATTAGCAATTCATGATAATAAAAAGGCATGGCGCAAAAAATATGGTGCTGATTGGTCTTATATTGTCCAAGATATAGCCATATAAAGCACTGGACCACGCTCTGGGTGGCAGTAAACTTTCTTGGCATTGACACTAGTGACTTGGTTATCGCTGTAGTAGACAACGCCCTCTATACCGTCTAAAGCAGATTTAATAATGTTATCTATGTCTGGTTTAGCTGTTGGAAGAATAGCACCGTATTCTGCTTCCATTCTTTTTACTTTAGGCCATGATTTAGGAATATCCATAAATGCTATAATTTCAACATGGCAAAATTTTGCTGTAGGGTCTAATTTTAATTCACGCATTTTTTTCCATGAAGCGGCGTGTATTCTTGTTTCATAATCGCGTGTCTTTTCTGGCGTGTAGGCATGACCGTTTCGAGTAAAACGAGGCCGCCCCTTGCCCTGAGGTTGCCCTGACACTTCTATTTCAACCTTTATTAACTCCATAAAGATAAGAATAGCAGATAGCCCCCGAAGGGGCTAACTATTTTTAACTTGCAAAAAATTCTACTGAAACATTCGTTGGCGTTTCACCGCATTGTTCAAGTATGTTTTCGCACATAATTTCAAGTCCAACTAAAGCGTCAATTTTATCGTTATGGCATCTTGCTGTTGAAACTTCTTTATATCCTTCAATTTTGCTTTGCTGTCTTGTAACTTCCTTTAAAACTTTAATTTGCTTTTTTAAAAATGTTACGTCCAAACATTCCATATTTATTTTTGCATTAATTTTCGCCATTTTATTTTTCCTTTTTTTAACTTATATGTAAACAATAGCACACTTATTTGTAAATGTCCACTCCAAAAATTGTAAAGTTACGTTACGTTATTTACAAAAAAAAGAGTTTACACTTACAAAAAGTTATGCTAAAGTTAACGTATAAGCAAAAAAGGATAAATTAAAATGACATACAACGGATACGAAATTTACGATGAGAGAGAAGTAGGATGCGGTTTTAGAGTTTCTTACAGAGGTTGGCTTTATAATTTTGACACACTTGAGGAAGCGCAACAATTTATCAGAGACCAAGGTTTCGCAATTCAACAATTTTAACCCTAGCGGGGGGGCAACCCCCCAGAAAGGAGCCTCACATGGCTTATTCACCGCGCACTAAAAACCCAATTACTTTTGGCATATCTCTAACTGGCCAGAAATATTACACTGGCACAGAGGTAGAACAATTTTGGGAGGCCGCTGATAATATTGAGCCACTCCAGTTAATGCACGACTACCGTGATTTTCTGCAAGCTTGGTTGCATGGCAAAATTAAGAAAAGCACATTGGTTGACATCGAAGTGCTAAAACTGTTTGCAGGCGATTTAGATAATCGCGCAGACATAGACTACCGCGAAGGCCATTGGGATGATGACCCCGACATAGTGGCAGGCGGTAAATACTTTGCTACAAAACAAGCACAGTTGTACTCTCATATAAAAAAGGCAGGGGCTTAACAGCCCCCCTTACAAAATAAATTAATAATTTACAAAAAAAGGAGTTTACACTTACAAATTTTTAATTTATAACTGACGTAGCAATAAAGGAGATATATATGCTAGATTTTACAAACGATTATGATTTTAACATTTTGGAACTGCCACTAATACCACAAGGCATGACAACACCTGTGGATGGTTGGAAGCTGTTAGTACGCGAAGACACTGGCGAACACCTACACGTTCACAAGGCAAGCTATAAGGTACTGCCACACGCTGACGTAGTGCAGGCCACTGAAGACGCTCTAAGGGCTGTTAATATATCAAGTGATTATGACTTTAATGTTTATTGCCACGAGCAGGGTAAAAAGCTTGAGATAGATATTAAGTTTAATAACCTTGTTACTGAGCCAGAAGTTGGTGACCATGTAATGTTTAGAGTAAAAGGCTTTAACTCTTATGACGGACATTGGGCATATCAAACAGTTGCCGATGCTTTTAGACTATGGTGCAAAAATGGTTGCGTTACACCTGACAGCGTTACCGCTATATGGCAACGACACACCAACAGCATTTCAGTAGAAGGCATAGAGCAAAAAATTAAACTAGGTGTGGAAACATTTTGGAACCAAAAAGAACAATGGCAAGCTTGGATGAAAACCAAAGTGGAAAAGGAAGAAGTAGAAAACCTGTTTCGCAAACGCTTAGTTAAAATTAACTCTAAAACTACTGAAGAAACCCATAATAAAAAACAACTAGAAAACCTTATGGGGCAACTACACCAAGAGTTTAAACACTTAGGCCAAAACAAATGGGCGGTTTACAACTGCATGACGCATTGGGCAACCCACACAACAGACACTAAAAGGCCGCACAATGTAACTCGCGAAAGAGAAAGAGCAGTTGGCCAGTTACTAAATACAAAAGTATGGGAGACTTTATAAGAAGAAAGGGGGGGAAACCCCCCAAACTTCCTGGCTAAGTGCCTGTTTTTACTGTATAAATTTAGGGAGAAATATTATGGAAATGATGAAATACGTTGAACAATTAGCTAAATATTACGATGCTTGGCCTGATGTGCAAATTGGTACTTCTTCAGTAACAGTGCCACAAATAGGAAAACTTCTTAGAAACGTTCACTTTTATGATTGCAGGGGAATATCAGAATATACCTACGAAGCAAGCCTTGCAGAATACGGCGCAGACTTTAGCATACCACCTTCTATAGACACTATTTTGCCTGCACCCGCTATAGGGCTTTTTGTAGATGTTGAAACTAAAGTAAGCCATAGGGGTCAACACGAAGTAAATTCTGTTTTAGAAAATAAACAAGATAATTTGATATTACTGATGCCCATGACTAAAAAAGTAAATGGCGAAATTATTATGGAAACGGCGGCAGTAAAAAATAATAAACCTGTTGTGGGTTATGTTGAACATAATGATGACGAAGAAGTAGAATACCCAGAACTTTTTTATAAAAATTTTGTGGCTTTATCTTGTTGGCTCAGCCCCAACACCATGCCGCACCCAATGGGGGGAATAGAGTGTTTTCAGACTGCTTGCCCCCAAGAGGATTGCGATTGCAAAATAGATGTTTTTACATTTAGCCACGATTTAGAAACTTTTAAAAACCAAACACAAGAGGCGCGGGATGCAGACTCTACATGGCTTAGACATGTTGCTTCTTTTCTTAAAGTGATTAACAAGCCACGGTTTGTTAAAACCACGCCCTCAGGCAACCGACAACGGCGCAGGGGGTTGAATAGGGGCATGGGGTTCGCTGTAGATGCTTGGCATAGAGTTTCTTGGAACGTTGATAAACCTGTTAATGCTAGAGAACCTTTTGATGAAACTTTTCACAAAATGCCGCTACACTTTAATAAAGGCCATTGGAAAAGAGCCGAACAACATCACCCTAAATCAGTATTAAGGGATGGCCAGTGGCGCACATGGATAGAAGGGTATTGGGCAGGCCACCCCGCATTTGGCTTTAAAAAGCAGTATTGGACACCTACAAAAAAAATAGCATAATTACAAAAAAAACTATTTACATTTACATTTTTATATATTATACCTTACATATAAGCAAAAAAGAGGATTTATAAAATGAACATAGAAGAACAAATAAGAAAAGAACTTAGAATAGACCACCCAAACGAGGCTCCAGAAGTTATAGAGCGATGGGTTAGGGAAAGCCTTGTAAGGCGTGAGTATTACCTCAAAGAACTCGGTTATGTACCAAGAAAGGATTTTAAAAATGAGTAATATATCAACTGAATTAACCGTTGACATTAGAAGCAAAGGTGGCTTCGGTGACGAGTTTAAAATTGAAATTTACGCTGACGTGGACAGAGATGGCCACCCTGACAACATAGAGATGTTTTGGAGCAACTACGTTACTAAACAGCAAAAAGAACTTCCAAAATATGTAAGAGCTTTTGTGGAAAACGAATACTTTATGGCAATAGAAGAAGCTTTATCTATGGAAACTGCTCAGTGTGATGACACTGCTTATGA